CTTGTACTTGTACTTGTTTGTTGTCAGTCTCGCCTTTGATGCCTGCGAATGGCAGTTTGATCATAAGACGCTCTGCCCAGAAGAAAGTGTTGTTTGAGTCACCATCTGGGAGGAAACGGACTGTGGATTCTTTACCTTGCTCTAGGTTCCAGAACGGATAGATTGCGTTGTCACCAACGGGGCGATTGTCGCCGCTTGAACGTGTCTCTTGTGCCTGAAGTTTTGCACGAATTTCTGCTAATGTGGCCATAATAGTTCTCCTTTTAATATGCCTTGTTTTGCCTTATATTTGCTTTACACCAACTGTAAAACAAAAAGTGCATACATGTTATTGTACGCACTTTTATTTATAATAGCAAGATAAATCTTGCTCTATATGTGGTTTATTTTACCGTTTCACATTCCAGACAATTGTCTGATACGAACTAGTTCAGATGACTCTGCCGGCTTGTCGTCATGTGAAATGTCGCCTGCTCCGGCGCCTGCGCCATCACTACCAAACTGTTCTGGATCAAATGCTTTCGAACTTAGACGCTCAACTGCAAACTGAGCAAATCGTCCTGCACTCTCACCGAACTTCTTTTCACAAGCAATCTTAACACCTTCTTCACCGCGTGGGAAAGTTCCAGTGCTTGCATCGTACATAGATTGAATAAACTCAAGAATTTCTTCGCTCAAATTACCAGTTGCTTTTTTAATTGCCTGGTCTTTGTTTTGTAAGTACTCTTGATCGTCTGGCTCGTCTTCTCCGTCGTGATCCATATCGCCTTTGTCTGACTCAGAAACATCATAATCAAATGTAGTCAAGTCTTCTAAGTGCTGTTCAAAGTCTGCTAGATGATTAGTTTCTTCAACTTTCTCATCATCGCAGCCACATGGATCTTCGTTACATACTTCACATGTTGCGGCTTCGGCAACGATGTCGTCGTATGTTAGACCTTGTTCGGCTTTTTCTTTTACCAAACGATAAATGTAAGGGAATACGCTAGTCAGTTCTTCGTTAAAAGTTTTGATAGTTAGAGCATCTACCCATTCACTCATTGTTTCTTCTGGCACTTCGATGGCGTCCATTGGCTTGAAGTTTTCGCGGAATGCTTCGTAATAGTGCTGACGCTGTAGTGCGGCAACTTCCAATTTTAATTGGCTTAAACGTTCTGCAACTTGTTCGCTAATAGGACCAAGTGCTTCGGCTACAACACCACTACGCTGTGTGTAGTTCTTAAATTGACGTAGTTTGCCAATTTCTTCTGATAGGCCAGCAATGTAGCCTCCCATTGCATCGTATGGTGCGCCACCGTTGGCTACGTGTACGGCCATTGCACGAGCACCATTTAAATGCTTGCTTGGATAGCGGAAACGTTCGCCATTGGCACTTTCAATATAGATACTTTCGATGCGTTGCGTACGACCTGCTGGATTATTGTAGTTTACAGGTGCGCTGTGTTTAACAATAATTTTGGCTTCGCCCACATCCTGGTAACTAGTCTTGCTAGTACCGAATAGTCTTGATTCACTCATTTTATTTTCTCCGCTTTCTTTGCTTAGATATTCGTAATCTCTTTGATCCAAGTTTGACTTTGTAATGTCTCTTGTATCAAATGTTAGCAAGTTTGATCTAGCAAACTGCCTCATGTCTTTTAAAAATTTATACCAATCGTCTTTTGCTTCTAGTGCTTTATCCGATAGCATGTCTGTGTTGTAAATCACAGTTAGCGCATCGTTATCAATCTTGATGTTGACTCTACCCAATTCGTGGTCTCCCACAGTGTAGTTTACATCAAAGAATCTAGCCTCGCTTTCGTCGTTTGTAACGGCGCCAGTTTCGTCCCCAATTTTGATGTCAGAGAAGCGGCTTCGAATCTTGTTGAACAAGTCGCTGGAAATTGTACTTAAATCTTTCATATGTGTATTTATTAGAAACTACTTGAAATGAATATAGGCATTGGCGGCTCAAAATCCTCAGAATCGTCGTCATCTAACTTGCCGCTCATTAGGTCAAACACACGCTGATCCCAATCTGCTAGTACACTAGCCATACGCACAATTAGCAATAATGCTGAGACTAAGTCGTCTGTTTCGCCCGATTTTGCTTTAAAAGTAATGCCCGTAGCAATGAATGCTTTTAGTTCACTAATTAAGGGCTTAGATTTAATCTTCATTTTACCCGATTCAATTAAGTGTTTTAATCTGCTACAAGACGAGATTTTAGTACCATGTGTTGTATTAAATCCTTTGCGGAATTTACGTACATGCCCTCTGCGAATTGGCTCTGCTATGAACATTCCAGGTATATTTTCTTCGCCTACGTTCTTAATAACAATAAGAGCGCTTTCGCCCAGTGTGTTGTTTTCCACACTCCAATATATGTTAGATCCGTTTGTCTTTGGGCAAGAATCTGCAATATATTTGTTAATATCTTTTAATATCTTAATTTGTCCTTCTACTGGAGTCATGTTATGTTGCCACTCTGCAACTTGTTCCATTGAAGGCAATTCAAACACTTGTATAGCCGCGTTATTGCCACCAGTACCCAATGCAGGATCTAAACTAACAATATAGATCATATCGTCTTTGGGCTTCTTGTACCATCGACACTGTCCCATACGCATGGTTGGTTCAATACCTTCCATAGTTGCTAACGTAAGTGCGCTGACTAGTGTTTCGTCAAAGATAATGAATTCACAACCGTATTCTCGGCGGAATCGTTCTTCACCAATGCGCCCAAGTTCCTGTGCTTTCCAGTCCTCGTTACGGTCCGGATGTTCCCACCATTCTGCTTTATAACTATGGAATCCGTTTACACCTAATTCTTGTTCGTTTCCGAATTCGTCAAATCGTTTACAGGCTTCTTTCCAGATGAGAGCGAATGTATCTTCGTCTGAGTTTGGAGTTGAAGTGATAATCGCACGTCCACCAGTTGCAAGAGTAGGCGATATAGAAGTCCAAAACTCTTCTGCGATATTAGGTTGCACAAATGCAAACTCGTCACAGTATAGTAAGGAAATAGACATACCACGACCTGTGTTGCCAGTAGTAGTTGCAGAGACAATTCGCGATCCGTTATCAAATTCAATACTCCCTTTGTTATAGTTTGTTACACCACATCGTACATAATCTGGGCACAATTCATATGCGTAACGAATACGTTGCATAATTTCTTGGGCACCGGTATACTTGTGTGCTGCCACTAGAATAGTTTGGTCAGGGTGAAACATTGCGTACCAAAGCAAGTATCCGGCGGCGCAGGTGGTCTTACCACTTTGACGTGGCATCATGTTGATGTTGAAGCGATAGTTGTGATAACTGTGCATCAACCTAAGTTGATATTCAAACGGTTCAAACTTTACTTTACCCCTAACTGGATGTTGGATGTAAAAGAAATTTTCTGCAAAGTAAAGATACCCTAAGTCACTGTCAGCACATTTGGCAAGATCCTGAATCTGTTGTTCAGAAAACTTTTCTTGCTTATGCGCTTTTTTAACTAAGACGCCTTCTAATGATTTGTTTGCCATAAAATTATTTACCGAAAAAAATAGCACCCGAAGGTGCTATTTGGCACAGTTTTAAACAGTGTGCTAACTGCCGACGAATTAACGTATTTCTTTAATTTGTTTGTATAGTTTAGCCAAATCTGACTTTAGGTTTTCTACAGCCATTGGGTTGTCACCGCGGAATGGTTTGTCGCTGTAACTTGCTTTGCGCTTGTGCAAATCGTTGCCTGCTGGATCTTGATAAGGTGAAATCTTTTCGTCAGGTGAATTAGCGTAACTTTCGTTTTCTTCTTCATCATTTACATCTGCTAGTTCATCAGCCATGTCGCGGACTTCATCGGCCATCTTACCTAATGGACTCTTCTGACCGCTAGTGTCATCTCCGCCCATTTCTTCTGGACCCATGTCGAATTCCATTTCGTCATCTTGTCCTTCTTCTTTTTCTAGATCCATGCCTAGTTCGTTAGCCAAGTCATCTAGACCAGGTCCTTGTGCTGTTTGTTTATCAGCCATTGGAGCCATTGGCGCTTTTAGCATATCAATGGGATCAGGCACAACTGCGCCGCCGCCTACAAGTCCAGGTGCTAACGGACTTTCAGCCTTGTTCATTAAATTTAACAAGTCTTTAATTTGATCAATACCTTGAGCATTTAAATTAACACTCATGCTTACTGGTGTAACTGTAGGGATTGCTGACTGCGTTTGCATTGGCATTCCACATTCTACGATTGACTCGTTGATTTGTTTTTTCTCTACATTGCCTGAAACAATGTTCAGAAGTTTTTTCATATCCATGATTATTTTCCTTTTGTAGCCTTGCTACCGATTGGGCTGATAGAAGTGCCCTCGGGCATTGCTTCAGATGCTGGTGCTTTAGGTTGATCCTTTTGAGCACGTTCTTTAGATGCTGTTTGCAAATCTTTTAAGAAAGTACTAACGTACTTATCACCTACTTTGTCTTGAGCGCTTTCGCTTTCAATTTCTTCAGTTTGTAATAAAGATTTATATTCAGTATCTTTTTCTTTCATTACTTCGTCGTAGTGCTCGCTTGGCTCATTTGCTGTGCGAACACGCAGACGCTGTTCAGAACATTGGCACATTTCACCAATATATGTTTGCAATACTTGCGGAGTTGTTGGGTAATGCACTTCTAGATCAAATACTGTGACTGTTTCGTTTTTTAATTGCGGAAAGTCTAGTTGAACTTCTTGAATAGGACTGCGTTTGCCTTTGCTCAAGTTTACAATAGAAAACTTAGTCATTGCATCTTTTAGATTTTCTGCAAATCCTTCTGGCAAGTCTCCTGCTACTTTAATTTTAAAAGCATAAGTTTTCTTGCTTTCTGTTAGATATTCTGTAAATGATTTCATAGTTTAGTCCCGATATCTTATTTATCCATGTTTTTAAGTTTTTCCAGCAGGCTGTTGCGGTCTGTAATAACGTAGCCTTCGCCTGCAATAGATCCGCCTTCCCCGTCGGAACCTTTGGCATCTTGATCCAACTTTGCTTTTTTCAACTGTAGTTCGATCATTTTTAATTTTTTATCAAGTTTAGCGCTCTTTGCATCAATAGCATTTTTAAGAGCCGACTGCGCTACTTCAAAAATACGGCTACTAAATCTAGGCTCTACGTTCATACCTAAATCCATTAAATCGTCATAGGCATCAGTTGCACGTTGCGCCAGGGCGTCTAATTCGCCATCTGCTAAATCGCCCAGGCCTTTAACTTTGGGTAATGCGGCTGCAATTTTGTCAATATCTTCTATGTCTCTGAACAAATTTTCAGGAGGAGCATTTTCACGAGCAATATCTCGTTTGCTCTTCTTTTCTTCACCCTTGATAATTTCTTTACTTTCAGGCAAGTTTAATAGTTCTTCAAGTTTCTTAGTCATATTGTTACTTATCGCTTTCCGTTATGGAAAATATCCGATTCGGACACAACTCTAAAATTCAACCCCTGTCTTGCACACCAGTGCCTTGCGGCTTCCCATTTTGCCATGTTTTTAACAAAGTGTGCTTGGTTGTGCTTACTGCGTCCTACTTTTTCTCTAAGTGCTTGACTAGCAGGTTTTACTTCAATAATTTCAACGTGTTTTTTATCGTTTTTATCTACATAACAGATAAAAAAATCAGGTACATATATTGTTTGCTTACCTGTCAGGGGACAACGATATGGTATTTTAACTGCTTCACTTGCCCATTGTTGTATGGCTGGATTGTTGTCGCAGAACTGCATAAAGGCCCATTCCCAACTACTGCGATATGTAGGTGTGCCTTTGCCTATATACTTTTCAGGATTCTTTGGTGCAAATTTTCCTTGGGCAAACTTCTGAGCCATATTAAACCATCACGTTACGTTGCTCAATTAAATCACTAGTATCTTGTTGTTTAAAACCTAGGGTCGAATTACGCTGTCTATTTGCGTTTAGTACCGCAGTTGTTACAGAACTTAATTGTAAGTCTGTTAAACCTTTTAAAGTATCTAACAATGTAAACACATTAACTTCATCTATCTTTGCCTGTTGTAGCAATACAATAGCAGTTGAATTACTGGCTACTTCGTCAAACCCGCGCTTCCTAAAGAACCCGATTACTGCATCAATCTCGCTTGCAGGATAAGATACTGGAGCATTATAATAAGTATCAAAGAATAATTTTACTCGTTGATCTGTATCATTATTACCGTCAACTGGAAAGTTTGTAGTCATATATTATTTTAATTCCGTTAGAACTTTGTTAGCCAGACTATTTATTTTAGGGTTTCTGCCGCTGGCTAAGAAACTCTGTACTTGTGATTTAGCGTTTGCTCCAGCGGCCACGGCACCGGTAGATACTGCTAAATTAACTACAGAATCTAATGCTCCGGGTGTGTTAGAAATCTTATCTTGACTTGCTTGTGTTAATGAACTTGCAGTTGCACGTTCAGCAGGTGCAGTGCCTTGAGTATTTTGATTTCTATTAGAGGAAGGATTTTTTGGGAAAGAGGTGTTTGATATGCCGCCAAGCGATGTGCCTACTACTGCCGTTAAAATTTCAGATTTAATTCCTGCCCTGGTAAGCGATTTGGCATTTTTCAGAGTATTTGCGCCTTTTACCAGTGTACCTAACATAGCAAAAGGATCTGTATAAGTATCGGGATTGCTTAAATCTCCAAGTACATCTTCAACACCTGCAATAACGCCGCCTTGGCCGAATAGACTTCTAGTACCGCCGCCTGCAATACTCAATGGACTAGGACTATTGTCGTAATATTCTGTGGCAAATCCTGTTGGAATACCTTGTTTTACTCTGCCTTGGCCGTATACTACTGCTTCATAAGAAATAGTCATAGTATTTTGTGTAGTACCTGCGCCGTCAGCGTTATTTAGATTATCGTGCGACCATGCAGTGATCTTTGGATTGACTAATGTATAACACTGATAGGTTCTTCGACTCATTTGAAAAATTTGTATAGTACTAAAAAACGGGACTATCTGACTGTTATCTAATCCGTATCGATACATAAATTTGTCATTATTTTGATTCTGTGTATATGCGGCAGGAACGCCAGGATCTGACGAACCTGCTTTAGGTGTAGGTTTTCCGAAGAATTTTTTGGCCATATTAAGACCCATGCCCAATACTCCGCCTAATGCTAATCCGCCAGCGCGACTACTGCCTTTTTGTGGCGTGGAACCTGCGCTCGGACCGTGACTAGAATCTGCAAAATAGTAGCCGTAGTAACTACTCCACAATCCTGTACTAATACCTACATTGTCATCATGGAATATAACGTTAATTGGATCATACTCCATGCGTGTATGAATTTGTCGTTTTCTGTTGTATTGCTGTACTGTATCTGTTTGAATTTTGAACTTAGGTAAATCGACACTCTTAACTAGCATATTAAGTGCTGTTGAGTTTGCACTTAATGTAGGAGATCTTCCTTTTACAGTAGGATTAATATTGAACACTACGTGATACTGAAACTTCTGTTTAGGAGCAAGTCTGTAGTTGCTCTGTACATACATTTGACTTGCGTGAGTAAAGTCGCCCAGATTACCCTTAGGGCGTGTTAGGCCTTGACCTACGTTAGAAAGAAAGTTCTTAAAGAATTTTGCCATACAATTATTTATCCACACATTTTTAGTGTTTAATCAATAAAAAAGGACACCGAAGTGTCCTTTTAATCTCCCGGGTCTTTTTAACCGCCGCCAGTTGCCAATGTACCTAGCGCACGACCAACTGCTGTGCCAACACCAGAACCTGTTGGTGATTGAATAGCGTTATCGTAACGAATAGTTAATGACACAGTAACTGGATCGCTTGTAGCGTAGTTTAGTGTGTTATAGTTTGCTGCCTGTAAGTAGCAACCATAGATTTCCCATGTTTCTAGTACGTTAGGCACACTGTTACCGTTGCCACCGTCTAGAATTTCAATACGGGTTGTAAACTTATAGTCGATACCTGAAGCGGCACTTGCCTGTTCAAAGAAGTCGAATTGTTTCTGTAGTTGTTCGCCAACTAGTTTTTGTACTTGTCCTGTACTGTCATCACGTAGGTTAACAGTAATGTTTTCCCAGTTATGACGGCCAGCCAAACGTACTTTTGAGTTATAAACTGCAAGTTCGATATCTTCAAAAGTTAAGTTTGGTCGTGTGCAATCTACTACTTGCTTGGTCAGTTCAGTAGTCGGTGTGCTAACTCCGAAGTTCTCGAAGTTAACACGGAATCTGTACTGCAACTTAGGCATTAACATGCCTTGTGCGCTTGCAGATTGGTCACTGGCCAATGGTACTGATAGTTTGCTTAGTGTTGAAATAGCCATTGTATTCTCCTATTCTTATTTAGTCACTTATAGCCCAGCGATTTCGCCGGTGTTCTTCAAGCGTACTGGAATGTAGATGAACTCAACAGCCTTGACAGGTTCAATAGCAATGTCAACATATAGTTCATTTCTATCAATTCTGTTTGGAGTGTTGTTACTCTCATCGCAAACTACCAAGAAGTCATACAATGCTCTTTGTCCAACTAGTTCTAGCAATAGGCTTTCGACTTGTTGCTTGATCTCATCACGAGTGATTTTATCGTTAGGTTCAAAGATGTATGGTTTTGCAAGTTTATTCAACTGGCTGCGTAGATAAATTACCAAACGTGCTACGTTGATACGATCCAATGCACTTGCATTACGTGCTCTTGTCTTCTGTCCAAAGTTAACTAAACCAGCACCCACAAAGAATGTGATTGGGTTAATCTTGTTTGTGTACAATGTATCACGCTGACCTTCGTTCAATGCAACTGACTGGAATTCGCCTGCGCTGTCTAAGTAACCAACTGCTGTTGCGTTAGTAATACCGCCACGACGTGTACCTGCTGGAGCAAACCATGGGTAAGAAACGTTGTCGCTTAGTGCAATCATTCGTAAAATCATGTGGCTTGGTGGAACAATAACATCGCGTCCTGCGTTGTCACTTGTAAAGCCCCATGGATAGAACACACCTAGGTATTCGTCGCTAGATACAAGACCTTTTTCGTTGTCTTCTAGTGCTAGTGCGGCGTTAGTACCCCAGTTGTTCAATGTTGTAGCATCTGGTGTTAGACGTGCAGGAGTATCACCAACTACGAATGCTGTCAAACCACGGTCGTAGTTTAGACTAATCATTTCGCCAATTAGTTCAGGATATCCTGGGCAGGCCAACAAGTTAAATGTGTTACGTTCTGTATCACGGATTTGTTGGTTGCTGTTAACAAGTGCTTGTAGGCTTTGTTGGATAACTTTACGTTGAGCAAAGCGTCCAAATGATCCGCTGCCATCTGCTTGGTTACCAGACTCTGTTACCCAACGGTGTGGGTAGTAGTCAGCCATGCTGTCACCGCTTGTAGGTGCATCACCGTTATCGCTTTGTGCAGCCTTGTAACGAATATTATCGGCTTGTAAGTCGATGTAGTTCTTCTTGAACTTCTTAACGTTAAATCCTGAACGACGTAGGTTCCATAGCAACATACCACGTGGATATAGTGCAGGATCTGGTGCGTCAAAGTCTACAAAGTTGCTAACTAGCAACTCTTCGATGCTTGCTGGATCTGCTGTTAGGCCGTCTTCGTTCCAACGTGCATCAGCAAATAAAACACCGTTTTCAGTTGTTTGATCCGACTTGTCTAGTGTAATCCAACGCTTGTTAGTATAGTCATAACGCTTAATAGTTGGATAGTTGTTGATGTCGCTAGTGTCAATCCACAAGTCACCTTCTTCTAATACAGTACCGTCGCTTTGTTCAACAGGCTCGCTTGCTGAAACAATTGGTCCTGTCGGGTTAGGAACGTGTGCTGGATCGCCGCTGTGATCATAGTTTAGATAACCAACCCATGTATTTCCGTTGTGAATCATAATGTCCACTTCGTCAACTACTGAACTATACCATAGTGCGCCATCAGCAACTAATGTTGTTGGGTTATCGTTAGCAATGTAATAACTCTGACGAACAACTGTTGCTGTGTCTGGAGTAATTGTCATTGGGATCCAGTTAGAAGCAACATACTGGTATGTTCCTTGTCCAATATCTGTACCACCGTCAACAATGCTGCCACCTTCACGGACTGCATAAACGTTGCTGTCTTTGTCAAACTCTAATAGAGTGCCAACAAATGCTGTGCTATCACCAAAGTCTGCAAAACGGATTTCGCCGCCTTTTGTGTGCTTAACTTCAACTTTGTTTAGGCTAGTTACGCTGGCTACTAAGTTAGTAAAGCCACGGCCGTTAATTGCTTCTGCAATAGTTTCTGCTGTAATTGCGCTACCACCGTTGGTAATTACCACAGGGAATGATTGCAATGTAGCACTGCCAACTAGACTTTCGCCAACTTGAATAGTGTAAGAACCTGCTGGAATTGTAGTAATTGCTTTGCTAGTCAATACAGTTTCACCAACTGCGCTTCTACGCATTACACGGAAGTCTGCTTGTGCAGGGCTTAGTTGATTAAAGTTATATTCAACATACGCACTGTTTAGAGGAATGTTAATGCCGCCGCCAGTCTTGTCCAAATCTGCTAGTGCAGAGTGGCTGTTTGCATAGATAGGAGTTTCAACAGAATCCCATAGTTGGGTACTGCCGTTGTACTTTTTAACTCTCCAACGTGCGCCAGCGTTTGGCTCAGTTGTTTTAATCCATACAGAACCTGTTGGACGTGGTGTTGCGTCACGTAATTTGTATGCAGGAACTTGTGTATGTTTAGCAATAGTTAGTGCAGGTGCATAGTATGTTTTAGTTGCGTCAATACCTGACAGTGTTGCGCCGGTAATAAATGTACCTTGCAATTGAACTGATGCACCATCTGAAAATACTTCAAGTGTGCTACTTGTGCTAGTATAAGTTGCTGTGATACCGTCAATACCAGCATCGTTAATTGCGGCAACTACTTTAGCCATTGTATTAGCATTCTTACCGTTTAGAACATCTGAGCCACCATTGATAGACAATGTTAAGTTTGTAGCATATGATGTGTCGCCAAACGAACCAGTAACTGTTGGGTGACTTGCGGCCCATGCAGGGCTACCAACTTTAACCCAGTTGCCGCTACGGTTCTTGAAGTACATAGATACTTCGTGTGTAGTTGCTTGGTCTGCATTAGGAGTTGTATCGCCTAGTTCGCCTTCGGTAACAACGTTGCTACCAACTGCTACTGCATATTCACCGATGCGTCCAACGCTTGGTTTAGGACCGTCTGCTGTCAACTGACTTGCTTCTAATACAATTAGTGGAGTCTTGTTGATAAAACTTTGTCCGTTCTTTGTGCTTGCGGCAGCGCCGTTCCACTCAAAGATACCCCAAGCAGTAGTGGAAGTATCTAACCAGAATGTTCCGTCCTGTGGGTCACCGCCCGGTGCGGCAGATTGTGGTGCAAGAGCGTCTAAGTCGATTGCCGCACGAGCGATCAATACGCTGTTAGCAATACCTAAGAAACTGTATGCGGCTTGTAAGCCATATTCGTTTAATTCACCTGCGTGAATTGGGTTGTTATTTGAATCTACGCGGAAAACTGGATCGCCGAACAAATCAGCAAGTTCACGCTGACTAGTTACTGTGTATACTTTACCAGCATTGGCAGTTAATGTGCCTTGTGCTGTGCCAGTGCCTGAAGCATTGGTCTTATTTGCCGCTGAAGCAACGATAAACAATGGTCGTGTGCCAGGTTCAGCAGGTGTATAGAAACTCTCGTCGATTACAGAAACCTGTACTCCTGGGGAAGTTAAAGCCATTTTAGTGGTCTCCTTTTTACTACAAATATTTAGCGTAACCTTGTAGAAAGAGCCCGTTATAACATCTAGAAAAGGGCATAAAAAGGGCGGTTGCTAAATATCGTATGCGGCCTTTATGTAAAACGTGCGACTGTAAACCTTGTGCTATAAACTATTACAAGGGTAAGAAGACATTCTACCGGAGTCAGTGCGACTCGTGTGCAAGAGGAGCGACACCTAAGAAACCTAGATGGTATCAACTAGGCTATAGGCAAAAAGACTTTTGTGAAAAATGCGGCTTTAAAAGTAAACACACAGAAGTGTTTAATGTATTTCACGTAGACGGTAATCTTGATAATTGCCGCCCTAGCAACTTAAAAACAGTGTGCGCTAACTGTCAGCGCACTCTACATCAAGAAGGTGTTAAGTGGCGTCAGGGCGATTTAACGCCAGATTTTTAATCTGTGCAAATAAGTCGTCAATAGAACCATTATTGTCTAATTCGTGATCAAACTCAGTGCCCACCCAAGCAGTTTCACTAGCATGAATACCAAATTTTTCTAAACGTGTTTTATTAGTAGACCAAGTTAAATTGCCGTCAGGGCCGCGATTTACAATAACGGCTGAATCATACCACTCAGGAAGTGCTCCACGTTTGACCCATACAATAATTCCACCGGCGTTGCGAATACTCTGAATTTCATTAGGGAAACGGCAATCGCTAATAACAATATCGTCCTTACTAGTGCGAAGTTTATTTTCTAAAGACGCAATCCAGATATCATCATGGAAGCCTCTGCGGCATACTTCTGTCCCCCATAACTGTAGCATTAAGCGTGGAGTAAGTTCGGGCATATTCAATCGCTGTGCCCACCACGGATCTACTTGTTCGCGCCACTCACGTGCTTCTTTTGTGCGCCCTTCTAGCATCGTTCTGTCCCATCCAAACACATTTGATACTGCATCTTTTAATGTGTTGGCAAAACTTTCGCGCCTAAATTCATGGAAATTTACTAGATAGTCCGCAACAGTATCTTTGCCCGAACCAATAAAACCGCATATACCAATAATCATGTACCCTCCGATAGATAATATAGTTTATGCTATTTTATCAGAAAGGTCAAGTTTTTATACGCCGTATTTGTTCTTTTTAGGTTTTGCAACTGGACTAACTTTATTAGTAGTGTCCAATTCTAGACTGCGCATATCACCGTGATTAATGTCTTTATAATCGGCACCTACTGCTTTAGCGGCTTTTTTAAACATTTCCTGTTCAACATCTGTATACGGATGCACAGTCTTCTTTTTACCGTACCAACTTTTAGCATCAATATCTGGAGGATTTGTGCCATCTGTCCCCGCCATTGCTTGGCCTAATTTAAATGCTACATAATCGCTATTGGCTTTTTCTGCATCGCCGTAGATGTTGATACCACGACTTGACTGACTCTGGCGCTTGGTAATCTTGGCCAATTTCTTTTCAGTAATAAAATCTTTTGCTCTCATATTAACCAATAATAAATGTATAACCACGTCCACCTGCTACTTGTGTAGCAAGTTCTGCTTCTAATCTTTCAATTTCTGCGGCGCCTTCTGCTTTTAAAGTAGCACCGTTCAGACTAGTCCCGCCCTGTGGTCCTGCAATCTGTGCAAACTTTTCGCGGGCTTGCCCTAGCATAATTTTGCAGTTGGCCAATGTGTAATCTTTAACCCACTGTGTAGCATACATGTCGTTTAAGATACCGATGTCTGGACGATAGTTGTAGCAATACAACAACATCTCTTCATCGCTGTTGCGCGGGCGTTGCAATAATGTTAGTTTGTGACTTTGTTGGTGCCATTTAAATTCAATAAAACTACCAAACATGCGCCCAACTAATTCTTGATACTGTGCAAATAATTCGTATGTTAACAAGCCGCCCATATTACTGCTACTTAACAAGTAAGTATTAGTATACGCCATATTAAACGGTTCAAATACAGTGCCGCCTTGTCCTGACCCTGTTCTACTGCCAATACTACGACGGAAGATTTGTCTAACTTCAATAACTTCTTTAGGCAGAATATATGTATTTTGATCTTCAACAGTTGTTAAGAACATATAACTTTCTTCGACACTGCTATCGCCACGCTGACGATATTTTCCAAGAGCACGTTCTAATGCAGTTTCGTAATGCTTAGGATCTAGTTCAACATCAACCATACCGTCGCCCAGCATGTTACGGCAGTAATCATATACTGCTGTTTTTGCTTGTTGTAGTTCGTTAATTTCTGTAGTTGGCATACTATATCTCTTTAGTATATTTAGCGGGTTCTAACAGTAGCCAATCTTAAAAACTCTAAGACTTTAATGTACACCCAACCTATGTCAAATTCCCAAGGCTTGCGGCTAAACTTGGGACTTGCGGGGTCTAAATGATGGTTATTATGAAGTTCTTCGCCACCGACAATAATACCAATAGGACTAATGTTGCGGCTGTGATCTTTAGTTTCGCCATTGCGATATCCCCACCAGTGACCCATTCCGTTAATCATACCGGCGGCCCAGAATGGGATCCAAACCATTTGTACACCCCACACTAATAACCCCCAAGGTCCAAATAATAACAAGTCTATGACTAACATTAAAAGAATACCTAAGCGAGTGTGTGGGGTATATAGTTTGCGTTCAATCCAGTCTTTAGGAGTACCTTTGCCATATTGCATGACAAAGTCTGCGTCTTTGCTGGCTTTGTTGTACAAATACCATCCTGTAGTCATAACAGTTTTGATACCAAATACGTGCGGGCTATGCGGATCGCCTTCTACGTCAGTAGTTTGGTGGTGCTTGCGGTGTATTGCTACCCATTGTTTAGTATTCATGCCAGTAGTGAGCCATAACCAAAAGCGCATAGCATGTGCTAGTACAGGGTGAAATTCAACACCTCTGTGACTTTGACAGCGGTGTAAGTATAGTGTTACGGACACAATAGTTAAATGTGTCATTAGTAGGGTCATTAAAATTATCATCATGTATTACACACCGTATCTAGTTCTAGTTGCTGTAAATTCTGCTAGAATCTCTTTAGGACTGCGAGCGCGGTTATAGTAGCGTAGTTCTCCCATCTCTAAGTTAGTTGCTTGGAATGAGCCGCCAGTGGCTGCTATGCCAAAATACCCTAATGTGCCACCATAAGAACCACTGATATTGGTAGTTGTGGATAACAATACGCCATTGGCATAAAAGTCAGATCGTGTGCCGTTGACCACAAACGCATAGTGAGTCATAGTTCCTAATCGTGCTCCTATACTCGGCAAGTTATCAAAGTAGCCGGGACCGTTAAGAGGTTCAACTCGACATTCAAAGTTGGTGCCGTTACCTAAATTTAACACATGGAACTTGTCCGCACCTCGGAAACCAGCAAGGTGTTGATACCCTCCGGTGTTAGTGACGTTGGCCCAGAAACTAACACTGGCGCTAGGGAATCGACCGTTTAGGGCATAAGCAATCGAGTCGCTTTGACTTGTAGCATAACCTTGATTGCCGCCGCTGGCAAAGGCTATCTGAGCAGTAGTGCCATCCCCAGACCAACTAACGTTGGTTAAAGTCAAGTGGTTTTGGGCCGGACTCAAGTCATACCATGTGGTCATATCGCCTGTGGTAAAACTGGCTGGATCAAAAGCATCAACGTGTAGGGCTAGATCGTATGGACCAGCATCTGCATAGTCTACACCAGCATTACCTACACTATGAGGGTTAGCAGACTGGTCGAGATCAAAACCTATTGAAGAATTCACTGATATTAATAGTTTAGTTTCTGCGGTAGCAGTTAATGGAGCCAGCGGTGGTGTAAAGTCTGATGAATATACTCCAACACCTTTGATAAATCTAAAGTCTTTAATATAGCCAGCAAATCCAGCAGCCTGGCCGTATTCGTTACCAATGACAAATGTGTCCTCAGTTACTACATTATAACTATTGCCAGTAGTCAATACCGCAACACCGTTAAAGAAAACTTTTGTAAGGCCGCTGACACGACTGACCGCAATGTGTGTCCAAGTTTCATATAAGTCAGCAGTTGTGTAAATGCTGCCGCCGGCGTTGTTGTTAGCGCCACCGGCACCTTCGCCCCATAGGTAAACAGTTCCGTTTTCTAAACTAAGACCAAGTTTAGCATTAGGCCAACTACCCATGGTGAATATGCGGGCATTTGAATAACTGCTGTCCAACATCCATATCCAGCACTCAACTGTAAAGTCGCCTGTGCCCACAGTAAAATCACTTAGTTGGTCGGTGATTTGGAGTTTTCTATCTGGAACACTGAAATACAAACTGCCCCCGGTAGCGGCTAAGGTCACTGGATATGTTGTAGGGGCAGGTGGTGGTCCACCGCCGCCTGAACCACTACTAACAATGGAACCTATTAATGCTTGAATTATACTCATTATTGATCCTTAATTATCGTCAAAAATGTCAGCACCAGCAATCATCCAAATGTCACCGTGTGATTCACCGTCATCTGATACTGTGCCTTCTTTGATCTTCAATAGTGTAACCATCTGTCCTGAACCGTTGTCGTCAATGCCAACGTATGGTGTTGTAGTATCACCGCCCGAGAACCACATCTCGCCTCGATAACCCGGACCGTTGGTTGATTCGTTTTGTATGTAGACACTACTGCCGCTGATGTTGACGATAGTTATAGTATAACCAACTGGCAGTTTAACTCTGCTATAGTGAGGTATAACGATAGCAGAACCAGAAGTCTCAAGAAGAAGATGTCGACCGCTGTCTTCTGGTCGTAGCACATAGCGATTCTCACCTGATTTAATCTGCGGAATAGTGGCAGCACTAAATGACTGCTTACTACCGTCACTAAACTCAATAGCACCGCCCTGCTCGCTACGGATCACCGTCGGGTATACAGTAAACTCTTCTTCTGGATAGTCGGTGTAGTAATACTTGACATTTTCAGTGTCAGTGATACCACCACTGTGAACATTAGGTGTAAATGTTGTTGATGTTGCGGCAGCAAATACTTGAACTCGGATTCTAGTATCGTCGAGGTCAACATACTTCCAGAAGTCATGTAAGCCAGTGCCTGTGCCATCTAATGGTAGTGTGGCTATAAAGGCCTGAGCAGTTCCATCATCGGGGCCGTCACCAGCACCAACAATGGTAAACTTATCGCCATGTATGCTCAGTGCCTTGGTTCCGTTGTTATAGTCGTTGAATCTTGTATCACTTTCGTGAACACCGAACATACGCTTCCATAGCACCTGTCCGTCTGTATCTAACTTGACAAGAACTACTTCATCGTCACTGAATGTGTAGCCCTGATCTTCTGCTTCCCACACTACCAGTATTTCATCTGTAGCAGGATCTACTGCCACTGACACTTCGTTATTTGGGCTATTGAAGCCACCGTCACCGTGATCAAAGCCTAAGAACTGTTGCCACACCATGTTTAAGTCGCTGTCTAACTTGGTAACCAATACCTCGTTAGTTTGATCTCTTTCTTCGTTATACATGTTATGAACAACTACAATGCTGTCATTGGCCATTAGTGCCACAGCACCGTCATAGGCACTATTGTTGCCCATGCTGTCGTTGATATACTTGCTGGCTACCAGTGTGCCTGTTGAACTATACTTGACAACTAATGCTTGGTCATAGGTAACTTCATAACGTCCCGTGCCCACAGCATACAAGTTATCACCAGCGGCATCCCATACAACACCTTGGAATCTGTCAGTGTTGTTGCCGCCAATGGCCTTGTTCCAATCTTCTGTCCAGACAAATGCTTCACCGCCTAGGTTCTGTGTGATACCAAACGTTGCTCCACCTGCGTCAAACACTACACCTTTGTCAGTTTTAAGCAACAAGTGAGTAGTTGGGTGTGTGCCACTTGGAACACCAAGGCCATTGATAGGGCCGCCGTCGGCCGCAGTAACAGTGAGCACTACATCGTTAGTAGGGCTTGTTCCACCAGCAAAGTTAGTTCCTGCGATAGTAATCGTATCACCTACTACATAGTTTGAGCCAGAAGAGTTCCAGCCCCAGTTGCTTGCTGCGCCATTATCTGCTTCAAACCATATATAAAATACTGCGTCAGCACCTACGTTATAGTTGGCTCCTGATAGGCCTGGGTAAGAAGCAGGGCCTGTTCCAGCGGCCGTTCCACTATTGCTTACGCTAGTAATACCGCCACTTCCGTTTACAGCGTCTGCTGTTATAACAATATCGTTAGTAGGACTAGTTCCGCCTAGGTCTGTGCCTAAAATCTTAATCTTATGTCCTGCTACGTAGTTTGAGCCAGCAGTAGTAATAAG